TTTTTTTGGTAACGTATTTAAATGTCCCCAGTAAATTATAGACAAATTTAGTTTATTATCGTCATAACACAAGTTAATTCTTCTTGATGAAATCATTAACGATGTTCTACTTTCATTATAAAAATCGTTTTTTGTGTATTTGTTCCATATACCCCGCTTATTATCATGCCATATGTCATTGATTTTATGTTTAATTCTTTCATCAATCCAAATTTTTGTAATAGGTGATATTTTTGTATTATTTTGTATATTGAATAAATGAATTTGTTCATTTATATATTCAAATGTAATTTCATTTTTTAATTCAATAAAATCTAATTTATTTTCTTTTTCTAGACACTTCTCAATAAATTCGTCTTTATTCATTTCTTCTATTTCGTTTATACAAATATACTCAGGTAAATTTGCTTTTCTACACCAATCCGCGATTTCAGTATCATTCATCTCATCAATGATAATTAATTTATATCCATTTGATTTCTTGTCATAATGTTTTATTGGTTTTAAATTTTTCCTTTTCTTTGATACGTCAATATATTTCATATATTTTCCAAACTTAAAATCGCCATTATCAATTATACTTTCTAACAAATCTTTGATTTCTTCCCAATGTTCACACCCCATTATAAATTTTTCTATTTCTTTTATAAATTTTACATAAAAGTTTTCTATTATATCTTGTAATTCATTCGTCGTCCATAAAGTAAGTTTCATTGACTCGTTTTTAAGTTCTAAATCCCCATATTTCCCCTGTAATCTCAATCTTTGTGAAATATCAGTACAATTTAAGGATGCGTGAGACACAAAATATTGGTCGGTTAAATGTAATGAATAATGATCGTAATCGTCGCTTGTAAACGAATACCCTCTTTCGCCGTATTTTCCTGTGATGGTTATAATTGTTTTATTCTGGATCGGGATAGTACTCATTTCAAACAAAATTCTTAATAATTTATAAATAAATTTTATATTTAATAATTTTGTATTAATATTGAAATAGCAATAATGATTCGGTAATGTTTCATATTTTTCAGTGTCTATGGATGACCTATAGACTCCACCATCTTGCCACAATCTTTGGCTAGTGGTGGATTGTTTCGAGTCCCACAATGACAAACGTTTCATTTCTTTTTCGTATTTTTTTGAAAAGTATAATCTCAAACAATTACCGTGATATATTACAATGAATAATTCTGTAAAATCATTCATTAATTTATCCACTAAGTAAAATTGATTTGCACGTATTTTTTCTTCACTAATCAATAACGAATTATATTTAACGGTTGGTCGTTCAAGTATTTTTTGTATTATTTTTTTTATATTTACGTTATAATCTTGAACAAAATCATATCTAATTTTTTTTTTATTATTTTCTTCATCTTTATAATCCCACCACGATTTAACAAGCGAAGTGTCAAATTTTATAGAATTCTTAAATAATCCAAAATAATCATTGGTTCTTTTCATTTTATGCACTTTTGAAATTTTAATTTGTATATCTGTATTGTCTCTCAATCTTGTGGTTACGTTATACAACAAGGAATGCGCGGTTCCTGTAATATGTAATGCGTATATTACTTTTTTGTAAATTTTCGCAAGTAATATTTCACAAGCAGTAGAATCTTTTTTGTCATTATCATTCGACCTATCATTGGACGAAGTAGGACACATTAAATCACTTTCATCTACTAATGTAGTTATATTAACCAGTTCATTATTATAGTAAATATATTCACTAAACTTTGAATTAATTTTTGCTAATTGAGTAAGATTCATTAAACAACAGAATATATCATTTGAATTGATTGCCTCTTTATTGCTTAATTTATTAAGAATATCATTGCTATTTATATCTTTTAATTCAGGGAGTTTATACTCTTTCCAATATTCAACATTTTTTTCCCGAAAATATTCTTGGAGTTCATGGTTGAATTCTTGGAATAATGTTTTAATAAATTGAATATTGAAATTGTAATTTTCTGTTCCAACGATGTCGTCTTGTAATTGTTTTTGGTCGATGGATAAATTCCTGAAAATATATAAAACAGGTCGTTGTAGTATATGAACCGAAATCCACATTATTATACAAGCTTGAACCCTTTTTCCAAGTTGTATGTCTCCCCATAATAATTCTACAATTGATTTTTCATTTTCTTCTAAATTAAGCGCGTTTAATAAATCGGATTCAAAGGAAGGTAAATTAATGTTTTTTGGAATATGATTTAATTTTATTGGTATATTGCCCCAATTATGTCTCTCTAAACTTTCTCCATTGATATATTTACACTTGTCTAACATGCTTTTTATAATTTTTTCAAGTGGCTTTTTAAAAATTTCATTCTTCTTTTTGAAAAAAGTGTTTATTTTTTCCTCTAGGTAACTCATTCGTTTTATATGATTTATAAAAAAAAATCAATTTTATTATAAACACATTTGAAGAATAACTATGAAATCACCAAGTTTACTTTAAAATGAGGGCTCATCAGAAGCACTTAGATTGAGTAGTTTTTTTAGAGATGCATTCTGCTGATATACGCAGTCATTTCCTTCGTCACTTCAGCGCGAGCCATAGAACCTTTTACTTTTCAGAAAACCCGCGAGTTCGGATATCGGGTTTACAAACCCGGTTGGTTTGAACCTCATAACGATTCATTTATGATTATATTTATCACGAAGCATATCCTTTTCCCATTGTCCATTCCGTTATCATTTTCCTTGCCCGTGAGACAAGTTATTGTCCTTCATAGCAAAGTGCGCCGTCTTCGTAGAATTCTTTCATCCTAGTGGTTTATGTTGCATTTAACGATTCAGACAAAATTTAGAATAATGTTGCTTTAAATAATAAATAGAACCTGTGTCAATCGAAATCGTTTTTCCTTTAAAAAGCATAATAGAAGAATCCTTATGAATATGTTCGGAGACTTCTACGCAAAACGTCTCTGGATGAATGCTCCATAAATATTTATCAAATGTTTTGTGTATCATTCGATTCAATAATATTCCGTTGTGTATATGCGTATTTAAAGACGTATATGGTACAATATGGCACGCTTCTAATTCGTCTACATCACCAAAACCACTTACAACGCAACACTTATATGTTTTGATAAGTTCTTCGCGAAATTCGTGTTGGTTAAAACGTTGCTTTACGTTATTTTTTGTTTGGATTATATGTTCTGAAAAAAACTGAAAATCTATGTCATAATCTTCTTTGTCTTCATACAAATGAACTAGTGTATCATAGTTGTCATCACATAAAAAATATTTATCTATTTGATCCATTATAAAGTATACATAATACTATTTAAATTGTATCATAAGGATTATGGTTTATTTCAATTATAGTATTATCTTTTAACCTAATTTTCATATATAAAGAAATTTGGTGTTTCAGGCATTTCTCTTTTATTTCGGACATAAGTGTATTTGCCGATTTCAGTTGGACACAAATATTATCGCCGTTTTTTAGAACAAGTTTATAAAAGCCATTTTTTCCATAAAATTCTTCTCCTTTTTTTACACCAGATGTAAGTTTTAAAATATCATAATCATTGATCACGTCGGTATAAATATGTTCAATTGCTTTTTTATAACTTAATTGTGTCATGAGGGTGCTATTTATTTTACATTCTAGAATTTTAGAATGCGTATATAGGACTTCTTTATGTTCAATTTCTAAGGTTTTAATCTTTTCTCTTATATTTGATTTGATTTTTGTTTCAATCTGGTTCCAACGTAGTTCTTCTACATGAATACAAATCTTATCGTCGTCGCTAATATGCATAAATATTTTTTTAGATTCTTCGTGAAAGGTTAAATGCCTCAACAATTCCTTCAATTTGGTTATTCTGGTTACATTGTCATTTGACGAATTATACATAGAACAATAGTAATCTATAATTTTGGTACTTATGTCGTGATAATAATCTTTCGTTTTAGTGATCCCTTCCAAAATAACTCCCTTTGTTTTATTTGGAGCAATTCTTAATACCCGCCCAATCGATTGGATAAATGGGATGATGCCCCTATTTTTTACTTTATCCGCAAACAAGCAAGCATCCAAAAAAGGAATGTCACTCCCTTCTCGATGTTTTACGGCACAAAACAATATAGAATTACCGTTTGACTTATAAAAGGATTGATAATCGCTTGTATGATTATCGCTTGTATCCATATACAAGCTGAATCCAACTAATTCATTACGGGTGCCAACGTAGGTTTGGAATTTTTTCATCCACGATTTTGTATTATGAATGGTTTGGCACCAAATAATGATTTTCTTATAAAATAATTGTGGTAAAATTTGTATCAATTCTTTCATTATAGAATCTTCCACATCCTTGTCGTAATAATACCAATAAAATTCGGGTGCTAAAATTAATTTTTTTGATATGGAATACACCATGTTATAATCGGTTAGCAAATTTATTTGATTGTTCACGCTATATATATGTTTAATTTTCGCGATTTCATTTAAACCACTCCTTAAGGGTGTGGCGCTAAACCCTACTATGGGGACTTCATTTCTTTTCATAAAACTCAGAAAATCATAACAATTTATACTTGGCGTATTATGGCATTCGTCGTGCAAAATCAAATGAATTTTCTCTAAATGTTTATAGTCGCTTGTTGTTAAATAAGACCGATTAATCAATAATAAACACGGTTGTGTATCGTCAAATTCGTTTACCCAATTCCTGTTTTTATTAGTGACAGCGTTTATAATCTTCGTATTCGTCAAGTCTACGATGCCCATTTTTTTCCATTGTTGTATTTTATTATGATGTACAATATCGTTATCTAACCCAAACATATCTCGTAAAATATCAATACGTTCTGTAAATAATATAGTATTGCTATTGTTTCCAAACTTGTTTTGTATTGATTGAATATAATATAAGATAATATAGGATTTGCCGCATCCGGTCGCTTGACAATGTATGCCTGTTTCGATTTTTTTATCTATCAATTTAAATGCTTCGATTTGATTGATTCTAGGTATAAAAGATGCGTCGGTTTGCGTTTCATTCGATAGGTCAGTCTGTGTAAATGAATCATATAGTTCGTTAAATATATGGTTTTCTATAAAATAATCAAATACAATATCTTTGCATCGAAGTATGGTTTGCTTATTTTCATCCAACTCGTAAAAAGCGATACGTACTTGAATGATTTCAACGACTATATCAATTGGTTTGTGAATATTTTTTTTAATTAATTTTATAAAATAATCCATAATGGAATGAACCAATTTACTATGTTCACTATACACATTTTTTAATGTATTTAAAGAATTCGTTTCTGGTAAACGGACATAATTGTCGCGGATTGTTTCAAATTCCTTATAAAGATGATCCATAATATTTATGATTATATATATTTAATTCAATTTTAAAGAAACTCTACTATTTTAGTCGTTTTATCCCATTTTATTACTTCGGATAAAAGAATCGTTCAAGAAAGGATGTGATAAATGTTAAAGAGACAAACATATACATAATATTTTGTTTATATATGGATATTGTAAATGGAGTTATTGGATTGGGAATATTATATGGGGTTGGTCATTATATGACAAGAAACAATAAACCTTCAAGAAAACGACCTTCCAATACAAAATCGATAAAAAATAAAACAGCCAACAGAGGCAATTTTAATACAAAAACGAGAAATACAACAACCAACCAGCCACTCAATAAAACCAAAAAACAAACCAACCAGCCACTCAATAAAACCAATAGACAAACCAACCAGCCACCCAAAACACAAAACCCCACCCAACCCGCCACCCAAAACACAAACCAACCCGCCACCCAAAACACAAACCAACCCGCCACCCAAAACACAAACCAACCCAAAATAGTCAAAACACCCAACCCGCAACCCAAAATAGTCAAAACACAACCCAATACACAAACCAATACACCCAACGCAACTTCTGTCAACGTTAAAAAGGATACATCCGACGTAATCAAACTGTTATTTTGGAATATTTTGTATACAAACTTTAATTATAAATCAAAAGGGAATACAATTGTAGACTATATAAATAAAACAAAACCAGATATAATGGTTTTAAACGAAGCGTCTCATTTGGTTCCGAAGGACAACATTGGAGAGAAGGACTATTATAATAAAATAACGTTAGATAAATATACAGACAGCGTTTATCACGCCATGAGAGACAAAGACGGAACCCTCATTTATTTTAATCCATCTAAGTTTAAATTATTGAACAGGTCCGAAGGGATTAGTATAGGGATGAAACAGCATATACCCTTTGTAAATGTAAATAAACCTTATATAGATACAGGATTTAGCCGAGCCTGTTTGGGGGTTACGTTAGACTATGACGGCGAACACATTCATGTAATTGGTGTACATTTAGGTCATCATGTGCCATTGGAAACAATACAACAGGGCATAAAAAAAATTATGGTTGAGTTAAAAATTAAACCAGAAGATAGGGTTATATTAGGGGGCGATTTTAATGAATTATATCAAATAAAAAATTATGAAACTGCGTTCGATGGGCTGACTCTATATAATACAGTTAATACACTTGTGGACAAAACAAACGATCCGAGCGACCTAATTTATTCCAATCGTCCATTGACGGTCGATCAGGGTAAGGGACTGCCTTCGGACCATTTTGCTTTAATAGCAAAAATTGAAAAATAAATAATCCCCTTTCAACTATATGGAACAAATGAATTCTGATTTGAAACGACTCATTTATTCGTTCGGCTACCCCGAACACCGGGTGTATATGAAAGAGATTGTCGAATATTTTAAACACGAAGCCTTTAAACGCGAACATAACTTAAAATGTATTCGTCGCGACTTCAAAGCGAACATAGACGTGTCCCCGTGTCCACTCCACCAACTTTTGCCCGAATTGTTTAATATTACCCAACACGAGATTCTTTTAAATCAAATGATAGATTGTAGATGTTGCACAAACCACAGCCATTCCAAGCCGGTGCGCGGTGGGGACGGGTATTACACCTCGGAGGCGCCCAAAAATCAAAAAGAGGACTGTAGTTGCGGCTGTAGAAATATGGCTCGCATTTTGTTATATTCTATGATAAACCAAGAGTGTGCCCCACACGGATATGAGATCCAAAAC